GTGACTCCTGACCCTCCTGAAAACGTAATTCAAATTCTCAAAGCATATGAGAATGTTAAAGACACAACAGGTAATTCAATATTAGACGCCACGGGTCAAGATGTGGATGAAAAATATAAATTTACAGATAACGACCCATTTGTCTATATACCTATATTACCTTTATATATTAATGTTACACCTTCTATAGGTGAGTATGTTCATATCTTATATATGGACATTGAAAACAATCCTAAAAGAAGAAACCAATTTTACATACCGGGCCCTAAGGCATCTCCTATGGATTTACAACGAGAAGTTGCATTAGTCAGTAAATCATTAATGGGTGAGGGTATGAATTTTGCAAAACCTTTAGAGATAAAAGATAAGAATGGGAACTTTAAACAAAACTTATCAAAAGGAGTGTTTGCGGAATTACAAGATGTAGGGATATATTCCAAGGGTAGGTCCGATTTAATTTTAAAAGACAACGAGATTCTAATCAGAAGTGCGAAAACTAAAGAATTAAATTACGCCAAATTTCCTGAGGTAAATGAAAAACGTTCATTTATACAGTTATCAAATTTTGATTTGTCAACTAAAACTGAACCTGAAATAACTAAGAAAAAAACAGTTTTGGTTAAAAGTTTTGTTACAAAATTAATAGAATACGACATTGAAAATTTAGAAAATGAATATGATGCCTTTACAGGTAGTATAAAAATATTTGGGTTACCTAATATACCAATTACACAATCAATTAATTTTAACGAAAACACGGTTATTCCTCCTAGTTTTGAAACACCCATTTTTTATTACCAATTTAATGCATTACCTATGAGTTCAGTTACCTCATTAGTTAATACAGTAATTAAGGGTCTAAACGACGGTGTGGTAAGCATTAGTGGTACAACATATGAACAACCTTCAGATTCATCTCAATTCCCATTTTATTTTAGACCTTCAAAAAATTTAAATTCATATATTAATACACTTGCCAATTTTGATGCGGGAATTTCAGCAAATGCCAAACTTAATCTTTTAAAATTAAGGTCAGGAGTTAAATTCTTAGGTTCAATCGGATTAAATGGGTGTGGTTTAGTTAGTGATAAAGGAAAAATGGGACTACCGTTTAAACAAGAAGAAAGCAGGTTTAAATATAATTCAACTAAAGTAGGGACTAATGGATATTCAATTATTGGTAGTGAATTTGTTTATCTTTTATCTCATAATACTGTAATTGATGGTAAACAAAAAGTTGATTTAGGTAAAACTACAGTTTACGGATTACAAGAAAGTGATTTATCTACAACAATCAAACAAAATACTGAAGGTTTAGTTAGAGGAGACGCATTAAAAGAACTTCTAAATTCTATAGTCAACTTTTTGATATCTCATGGTCACCCATATCATCAGTTACCTCCCACACCTCAGGGTGTTGAGGAGATTACCAAAAACATGGCTCAATTTGATACTAAGATTATTAATCAAAATATTCGAATAAATTGATATTTATCTAAAAAAGATAATGTCAATTCACCGTTCATATTTTAAAAAAAACAATACGTTAATTTACAACAGTTTTACTAATACTGGTAAATCCCCGTATACTGAATTGTATTTTGGTAGTGCAAGTGACCAAATATCATCAACAGGGTTTAGCAGGTTTATATTTGACTTAGATTTATCACAATTAATTACAAAAATTCAAAATAAAATAATCTCAACAGGATGTACGTCATTTTCATCTATGACTCATACATTACGTATGACAAATACATCTTCATTTGACACTGAATTATTAAACACAACTACATCAACAGGAAGAAGAAGGGCGACCTCATTTGATTTAATATTATTTAGAATTCCATTAACAAGTGGTAATACAGGAGTTGCACAAACATGGGACGAAGGTGTTGGTTATGATTTTTACGATGTACAAAGAACAATATCGGCACCAAATGGGTTACTATCACCAATAGCTCTACCCCAAGATAAATCATACTCACAAAGACCATCTAATTGGTATCAGGGTACAACATTATCCGCTTGGTCACAATCAGGATTATATTCAAATACCAATACAGGGAATGTTAACTACTCAGGATTAACTATTATTGGGACACAGCATTTTGAATTTGGAAATGAGGATATTGAGTTTGACATGACAAATGAAATTAATCAATACCTTACAGGTACAACTACAGGTTTTACAGGATGGGGTATTGCTTATGTTCCAGAACTTGAGAATCTATCAGGACTAACTGAAAATTATTCGGTTGGATTTTTTACAAGGCACACCCAAACATTCTATGAGCCGTTTTTAGAAACATCGTATAATGATTTAATCCAAGATGACAGAAACGCATTTTACGCTAATAAGGAAAATAAATTGTACCTATACTCATACATTGATGGCGATTACAGAAGTTTAGATGAAAATCCAACGGTAGTAATTGAAGATTTAATGGGTGATGTCGTAACAACGTTAACAGGATGTCAAAAGACAAAGGGAGTATATGAAGTGACAGTATCCGCAATTACTGCAACAACACCTTGTATGTGGACAGAAACTTGGGGTAATTTAAAATACAATGGAACTTCTTTACCATCGGTAATAAATGATTTAACAATATTACCTTACCGAGAGTATTTTACATTAGGTTATGAAAGTAAAGACCCAGTACTATATGGGTTTGATTTTTACGGTATAAAACAAAATGAAAGAATATTAAACACTGAAATTAGAAAAGTAGGTGTGGTTATAAAAAGAGCTTATACTTCAAATCAAGCTATTAGACCATTAAACGCACAATATAGAGTTTACGTTAGACAAGGACAAACTGAGGTACAGGTTCAAGATTGGACACAAATCAACAGAAGTTCAAATGAATATTATTTTATGTTTGATACAACAGATAAAATACCAAATGAATATTTTGTTGATATTAAAGTTTACTCATCAGGTGAGGTTAATACTTATAAAAGAACATTACAATTTCAAATAGTTAATAGAATATGAAAAAAGAAATTTTAGAAGAAATAAATTTTATGAAATATATCTCAGGATATAAAAAAGGTAGAGTCATTTCAGAACAAACACAAACAATTGGTAATCAATGTCAGGATAAAGATGATTGTCCTCAAAACTATAATTGTTTTAATGGATATTGTTCACCTCAAACTATTACAAGTTCAGGAACTTACGGTAGTTGTAAACAAACTTCAGATTGTGCGGTTGGGTATGTTTGCGAAAATCAACAATGTAAAGTTGATTTAAAATCAGGTTATTGGACTCAATCAGGTGCTAAACCAAGTGCTACAGGTAGCGACCCAATATATACTGGTCCTGGCGGAAGTGAATTCCATACAGGTTGGGATGAGAGGGAAGGAACTCCACCAAAACCTTCAATTTATAATACACAAAAAGAAAACTATTTTAACAGATTAGTTAATAAAGTTTTATTTGAACAAGATTATTCGACCGTTGGAAATCAATGTGATAATGCTGCGGATTGTGACGCAAATGAAAACTGTGTATCAGGATATTGCGTACCAAAAACGATATATGCAAGTGGTACTTACGGACAATGTAAAGTTAATTCGGATTGTGCCAATGGATTTAAATGTGAAAATCAACAATGTAAAGTTGATTTAAATTCTACATATTGGAAACAAACAGGGTCTAAACCAAGTGCAACTGGAGACAATCCAATCTATACCGGTCCTGGCGGAAGTGAATTCCATACAGGTTGGAATGAAGGAGAGGACGCTCCGACAAAACCTCTTGATAAAGATGTACAAAAATAACATATGAAAAAAATAAGATTAACCGAAAATCAGTTAGTTAATATCATTAAAAATGTTATTAGTGAAGGATGGACGGAAATTGACCAAATTTTAGATAAAATTAACAAGGTGGGAGTAGAGAACCTTTCAAAGAAAGAAAGGGAATACATGGACCACTATTCAAATACTGGTGAGTTTTTAAATGATGAAGAGTTAACAACTTCGGTTGATAGGGTTCCTTCAGGTGAGATTTGGACTTTTGACGCAATTCACGGTATTCCAAATATGTCTTTCCAATATGAAACAACAGAAGAAAATATTGATGAGGTAGTACACACAGGATATTTTACAATAAATGATGATTTATATTATGGTGAAATTTATTGTGACACAGAAGGAAATTATTCATTATGTAATTTTGAATCTGATGAAAGTGAAAACTTGTTTGAAAAATACGAAGGTTTGGAGCGTGAAATCGAAGCGTTTTTATCAACGGTATGTGATGACTTAAAAGGTGATTTAATGAGCTAATATTATGGAAAAATTAATTAAAAAAATTTTAAAAGAAGAATCTGAAAGATACATGTTTTTCAGCAATTTAGAACAAATGAGAAGACAATGTAATATGTTGTTGGACTTAGACCACAATCAAATAGAAGAGATTCTTAAAAATGGTCATGATTGGGCTCAGGACCATATTGCAGAAGCGAAAAACAATATGGACCAAGTATTTGATTTCTTAATGAATGAAACTAAAAGACAAGAGTTTGGCCCAACTGAAGATGATATGATGTATGAAACTGAAGATTTCGAGGATTTAGCTCTTGCTGATGAGGCGGATGGGATGGACCCAAATAAGGCACTTGCGATGTCAATGATGGAAGGCCGTAAGAAAACAGGTACAAAATTATGTTCTCGTGGTTACTCAGCGGCAAAATCAAAATTTAAGGTTTTTCCCTCAGCCTATTCAAATGGTTACGGAGTTCAAGTATGTAAAGGTAGAATGCCAGGACTTGATGGTAAGAAAAGATGTTCCCCACCATATTGTGGTTCCAAGAAAAAATAGTTGATTTTTAGTTTATATTTAATTGTTTACCCATATATTTATATATATGGATAGACAAAAAAAATGTAAAGTATGTAACCTTGTAAAATCAGAAAATGAATTTTACAAATCACAAAGGGGGTTGAAGTGTAAAGCATGTGTATTAGAAATTACAAGAGAATATAAAAGAAATAAAAGAAAATCCTCCGAATACAAAATTGTAGAAAGTATTAAACAAAAAGAAAGAAGAGTTCGTCTTTGGCAAAATACTTTAATTCATGATTCCAAGTATAGGGGTGTTGAAAATACCTTAACTGTTAGTGATATTAATGAAATTTTTGAAAATCAAAATGGCCTTTGTTATTGGTTTAAAGTCCCATTAATCCCCTCAAAAAACAAAAAACATCCACAACAACCCTCATTAGACAGAATCGACAGAGATAAAGGATATACCCGTGATAATGTGGTATTATCTTGTTATTCCGCAAATATTGGTAGGAACGAGACAGATGTGGAAGAATGGAAAAATTTTTTAAAATTATTGTTAATCCAATAATTTTACCATATCTTTGTGAATATATTCATAAATGATATGAACTACTTTAAAAAAAATTATTACAAGTTTAGAATTTTCTTTAGAAACCAATTCCAAAAACCTAACTACATTTTGGAACAAAAAAAATACGAGTCACTATGTGTGAGCGTTGTAACATCTTTAATTTCTGAACCAAACTCAGTTTTAATTTACACACCAAAAAGTTTTAAATACTATATTAAAAATGCTAACTTGGGTGTATATATGGTGCTAGACAATGGTAGTTTATCCGTTACAAATCACAAATATTCTTATGAGATTCATCTAACACCCAAAAATGAAAGAAAAATTACTCGTAAATTTGATATTGAGTTAGAAAAAAAAGGTGAAAAATACGATGAAGAAATGATTCTTCAAATAAAAGAGTCATTGAATGATATTTATAATAAAATATCAAAAAATGAGCAAGGATTTATTAAAAATAGTTAGAAAACATCTTAACGAAAGTTTCGCAAAGTATACAATGCTTGAAAGAAGAATGTTCTGTGATGACGTTCTTAGTAGAATTGGTGAATATGGTGACGAATACGTTAATGCACTTAGCGAATTAAACTCGCAATTCCCTGTAACAAAGTATAGAAGAGAAGATTAATCTAACGCTTTTCTTATCAAATCAATAATTACAGATTCGTTAGTTTTTTTCTTTGGTTTATATGAAACCATTTTCGGTTTGTTACCCGTACCTATTTTAGGATTTGTTTTTTCCGCTCTTCTTTTTTGAGCACATGCTGATTTTTTCTGAGCATCTGACATTTTACCCGCAACTCCCGCAGCCCTACATTTAGGATATCCTTTAGAATGTGCCTCAGGTCTTCCACAAGGTGGGTGTTTACCGTCCTTATCTCTTCTACAAATATTAACCCACGGACCTTTAGGTTGTTTACTACCCTTAGGTTTTTTCTTAGTACCAAACCACACCGCTAAATCTTCATTAACAAATGGTTTAGATACATTATTATCTATTTTATTTTTACTTCCATATTGATTCAAAATATCACCATCCTCATCATTTAATACAGGATGTTTTTCATTATAAATTGAAATTTTTCTTGATTTGTTTTCTTTTTCTTTAGCATTTTTTGTTTCAATATCTCCATCTAAACTATCATAATTTAATTCGGCGTTATCATAGTCACTCAAGTCATCTACAAATGGTTTTAAAGTTTTATTTTTCCATATTCTTAATCCAGGACTTAATGGTGCCCTATAATTACCTATATTTGAAGATGCTGTTGCTTCAGTAATATCTTCAACTTGGTTAGCGTATTTAACATACGGTGCCTGAGCGTACTCATCATCACCTTCATCAGGTGCATCAATTTTATAATCAGTATCTCTAATATGTTTTGCAAATTTTTCTCTTTTTTGAATTTCTTTTTTAGATTTACTTAATTCTCCATCTAAAGAATCGTAATTTGTTTCCCCATCAATGAAATTAGTAACTGGGACTGTAAAAGGTCCGTGGTCTTTTGGAAACCATTTTCTGATACCTGTTCTAAGGGGTGGCTTATAAGTACCCCTAACATTTGATGTTGTAGTCATCTCATTAAGTATTTTTTCATATTCCAAGTACTCTTCAAAAATTTTTTGTAAATTTTGACTATCCATAAAATAACACTTATATTCTAATAAATATCACATAATATGGAACATAACAAAACTGAAGAAGAATTAAAACAAGAAATGATAAATAATCTTAATAACTTAAACCCAATAGGTTCGTTATTTGGTACAATTCATTACAACACTTATAATGACTTAAATTCATTCATCACAAATCTAACTAAGGAACAATCATTATATTGTCTTATTGAGTCAGTTAAGTATGCACATTCTAAAGGTGTTTTTTCTTTGGAAGAATCAGAATGTATATCAAAATCCATAAGGTCTTTTAAAATTGATTAAAATAAAAAAGGTCAGATTTCTCTGACCTTTTTATATTTGGTTTAAGATAGATTATCTTAATTCTCTCAAGTCAAATGTACGTACTCCGTCAACTGTGATACGTCCGTAGAAACGGTTGTTAACCATCTTCTTAGCGTAACGTGTCATGATACCTTTGATAGGTGTGAAGTTGAATGGGTTATACATAGTTGGAGTTAATTGTAGAGGTACGTATGGAGCGTAGATGTATCCAGTGTCCAATAAAGATGTACCTTTATGACCAATCAAGATAGTGTTTGGTGGGAAGTATGGGTCACGATACACTTGGTAACGTCCACTCAATGTTCCTACTCTTTCAATACCCATATTGTATTGGTCTTGCTCAGGAGCTGCGTTTGATACGTGGAAATATTCCAAGTCATCAAAAATAGCACTGATTTCAGAAGAAACAACAATCCAGTTAGCTCCACCTCTTAAAGTTGACTTGTGAATTTGAGCTGAGATTTGGTTAATCGCAGTAATCAAAGTTTGATTCCAATCCTTTTGAGTATATGGAGTAGCTTGGTTGTTCAGTCTCTTCCAACCGTTGTAATCCCAACGAATTGTCCAAGCCGCACCTTTACGTAAGTCACGTAAGATTTCACGGTCGATTTCAGCCGCAACTTGTTCAGACAATAATGCTGTTAATTCAGCTTCAGCATCGATGTTGTGGAATGCCGCTACGTCTTGAGCAAGTTCTGGAGACCACTGTGCTCTTAACTTTCTTTCAGTTACAGAAACTGTTACTGATTGAAGGTCGAAAGAAACTTCACCAATTTTGTCTTCAAATTCTAACTCTTTGTAGATTCTATAAGTAGCTGTAAACTGATTGTTAGATAACAATGCACTTCCCGCACCTACTGCCGCAGTAATACCTGAATAACCATCAGGAGTTGCCGCTCCACAAGAAATACAAGCTGGAGTTTGTAAATCTACTTCGATATAGATTTTACCATCAGAAGTACAAATGTTGTCATAAGAACCTCCGTTACCAGCTGGCCATGTTGGAGTTGAAGTTGAACCGTACTGAACGATACCTGAACCATACTTTTGAGTTACTACTCTGAAAAGTTGGTTACCAGTAACTCCACTGTAGATACCTGTATTCTTAGCAGTGATAGTTAAATCAGACAAGAAAGTTTCACTGTCTATAGTGTTACCGTCAGGACCGATAAGTTTACCAGGACCATCTTGATTGAAACCTGATAATACTAACAATACCTTTCTTTCACTTTGTGCTGAAGTTACATCAGATTGTACTAAATTACCTGAAGACCAAGTAACTACAAAAGTACTTAAAGTTTGAGAAGTGTATGCTCCTTTTGAGTAATCAAACAAACCTGCTGGGTCAAGACCTGCTTCGTTACCTTCGTAGAATCTGTCATACAAGTTTTTATCGTTTGCACTGTAACCAGCATCAGGTGACGTTGGTCCGTTTGGCGCTCCAAATGGCGCGTAGTGAGGATTTGCTCCGTCCGCTGGGGTATTATACCCTTGGATTTGTGGTATAAAGTAGAACAATTTACCGATTGGTAAGTTCATAGCTTGTACAGAAACGATTTCGTTAGCTAACAATTTAGAGAACACACGTCTGATGATAGGGAATACCACAGTTTCGAATGAGCCTGAATCAGCTGTAGAAGCCGCTTCGTTAATCAAATGTGATGCTTGGTTTTCATACAACTGAGCTACATTTTCTTTTAGGTGGCCTCTAAGACCTTCTAGGAACCCTAATTTGTCCCATTTGTTTATAGTGTCTTCTTTGATAACTTTAAGGTGCTTAAGACCAATGTTACCTACTAATCCACTTTCTAATAATGCTCCCATTTTATTTTTTTAGGTTTTATTATTTTTTTGTTTATTTTTATTATTTAATAATTTTTGACATGATATCTTTCATTCTCATAAATTGAGGATTCTCATATGTCTTAGATTCAATCAAATTAATTGCTGAACCTGACTGTGGAACTTTCTCAATTACTTTTTCGATTGACTCAGTCATGAATTGTTGAGTGTTGTTTGTACCCAACTCATCTTTAATTGTTTTATACAAAGCTTTTGATTCTTTAAGAGTTTCTGCAGAATCGAATCTTCTCAAAATGTTAATTTTTTCTTGCTTTGACGTAGAATGTTCAGTAAACAATCTTGTAGCATATGCTAAATTTGAATTGAATACAGCAACTTCGTTAAGTTTATCTCTGAAAATATTCAAAGCTTTTCTGTATTCTTCGTTTTTAGCTCTTAACGTTTCAAGTTCTTCCATGACTTCAACACCTTCTTTAAATACTATGTTTCTGTTAGGAGTGATTCCTTTTCTTAAACCACGTCCTGACTTAGAACCGAATCCATAAGTACGTGCCGCCTCTTTAGCTTCTTCTTTACTCATCTTAGGAGTTCTACTTTCCATACCGATAACCTCTTCTTTAAATTCGAATTTTGCTTTACCAGTACCCATTGTAGGATTACCTTTTTTCATAGTTTCTTTGAAACCACCTTTTGATTTTTTGTAAGAAAACTTAGATGCTGAACCTGTTGATGCTCCTTTACCTACTTTAGGTTTAGAAATCATTTTAGATTCCATCATGTAATCATCTTCATCCATCTCTTCATCCATCTCATTAGCTTCATCCATTTCTACTTCATAAACTATTTCTTCTTCCTCAAGATTTGACATAGCATCATCTTTAGACGCAAACATTGGCTCTTCAAAGTCAGAATCCATATCCATGTCATCGTAACTTGTTTCCATACTACCAAAATCATCAGAATCATCCATTTCTAAATCATAAACAACTTCATCATCGTCGTTGTCTCTTGGTAATGTTTCCATTTCCCAATCTTCGTCCATTTCTTCAGACCAAGATTCGTCCATTTCTTCTTCTTCAGATTCGGTTTGGATTAAATACTCAGCGTCTTTGTTGTCATCTGTTAAATGTACATAATCGTCATCTTGAACTACTGTAATACCATCTTCAGAAGACATTGCTTTAAATACTTTTAAAACTTCTTCGTCTGATGCGTCAGTTAAGTCAATAGTTTCGTCATCAGAATCCATATCCATGTTCATTGACATGTCATCCATGTCATCCTCATCGTCCATATCCATGTCATCCATGTCCATGTCGTCTTCGGAACCCATTTCAATTTCATCCTCTAACTCGTCGTCTTCAGCCTCATTTTTCATGGACTCTTTTACTAACTCGCTAATTTCTTCCTTCATTGTTGAAGCAAGTATTTCTTTTGCGTTTTCATTGATAACTTCTTCCAAATTTTGGATTTGTACTAAAGTTTCTTCAACTAAATTTTTTTCGTTCATTTTAAATTTTATTTATAAATATGCATGACATTCAAAAAATTATTGTTAGAGCATAAAAAAAGGGACATAAAGTCCCTTTTTTGAAATATTTTTTATTTTATTTACTCAAAAATTTCATCAATTTTACTTTCAGCAACTGAAGTGATTCTCCAATCATACGAAAAACTTTCATAAGCTTTTGTAACTTTTGCCTCAACATCTGTCACATTATACCCCTTAACAAGTTTTTCTTCTCTTACTTTTTTAATTTTTCCTGAGTTTTCATCCGGCAAATCGTATTGTACTTTTGCCACAAAATATTTTTCGTCCATTTCCATAATTTATTTTTTTAAATAATCTGAAAGTTTGTTCATCAAGTCAAGCGATTTACCAAATTCATACTGTGATTTTACATTTTTTTCTTCTTGGATATTTTCTTCAAAGTTAAATCTTTCTTCAGGTTCTGAAAACAAATACGCTCCAGGTGTTGATGGTGATGATACCAAATCAAAACAAATTAATTCAAAATCTTTCTGAACTTCATTTTGTTCACCTACTTTTTTCAAGGATCCTACACCTCTGGAAGATATGCCTAAAGTTACACCTTGTCTCAATAAGTTTGCTGCTTGGTCTCCTTTTGTTGAAACTATACCTCTTTCGTGAAAACCCGGTGATGTCAATAGTTTTAATTTTCCTAAAAGCATTTGGTTTTCCCACCATAAATCAGTAATAATGTGACATACTCGATCTAAATCTATAAGTGAAGATTCTGGGTGATTAAGTTCTGAAAGAGCCACTCCTTTTTTGATTAATTTTCTATAATTCTCAGCTTCTCTTTTGAGAATTTCTTCAGGATATACTCTACCATTTCTGTTTGGTGTGTTGTACTTTTGAAGTACAGCATAAAATTCAAAAGGTTTAGAATGATCTAATTGAGTTTTCTGTTCTTGAATTACTTTTAAATTTCTTTCATCAGTTGCTGAGATATATCCAGCATCCATTTCAATTAAAATTCCTCTACCTACTTCGTTTGGCCCTAA